AATGGTTATTAATTAATAGGAATAAATATATATAAAGATATATAAACAAGGGTTTCCAATGATCACATGTTAAAAGGGATAGCAGCGGGCAATGATTGACAGTTCTATGCTATATCCGGTTTCCAATCCCTTTTTATATATATGAAAATATGAGTATGTATTCATGTATTTATTAATAATATGAATACATGAGTATATATTCATATAATAAATAATAATGATAATTATATGAATAAATAAGGGTTATATGTGTATATGTTAAGAGCTACCCGCCGATCATTGTATAAAATTCCAGGATTATTAAAAGATGGCTTATTTATGCGGTTTTTCCGCTTTTTACTTCACATAATGTACATTATTCGATTTTTATATTAAACCATTAAAACAGGCAATAATGGCATAAATAAGCGGTATTTGGTAAAACATAGTAAACCACTATGCAATACATGAAACGCAAGTGATAGGATGAATAGCGGGATTATGTGCAATAGTACCGCTTTTTAGGGCATACCGGAGGGGTATATATGAAAGGGTACGGGAGGGTGGTGTTAGATCCATTACCACCCCTCTGACAAAAGTCATGCATGCATGTTTGTTCTTCTAAAGACCCGTAAACTCTTGATATTTTGTAGATATGGACTATCAGAGAACTGGAGAGATTATTACAGAAAGCATCAAGAATAAGCCTGGAGATTTTGTTGCGTATTCAGACCTTACGGATTTATTGATATCGTGGGCAAGGGAGGACGATGTACTGCCGTATGAGAAAGCGGGTAATGTTCTGAATATACAGAATTTCGGGATGCAGAGAGCGGTGCAGGAAGGGAATTACGAGGAAGCGGAGAAGTTCAGAACGTTGTTGTTCAGAACACTGTTGTTCTCTGCGCCGAGAAACTTCGATCACTATATGCAAGCACTGGAGTATGACAGAGAAGCGAGTGCGAGGTTTTACGTGCCGAGAAGACAAGTATTGCTAGGGCATGTTAAGGCACTGCAACAGTTGTACGAAGGGAAGTTGGATGAATTGTTCTTGTCTCAGCCTCCGAGAACGGGGAAAAGCACACTCGTCACGATGTTTTATACGTGGATATTCGGGAAAGACTCGGAACATTCGAATCTGTATTGTTCGGTAACGGACGATTTGACGAAAGCGTTTTATAACGGACTGCTTGAGATACTGCAAGATCCGGATACGTACCATTGGGATGTTATATTCCCCAATTCGAAACTGGTATCGAAGAACGGGGAGAGAGAGACGATCAACATCGACCGAGAGAAGAAGTATCCGACAATGACGTGCAGAGCCTTGTACGGTTCGCTGAATGGTTCGTGCGACTGTTTCAACATATTGTGTGCGGATGACGTACTGAGCGGTATCGAAGAAGCAAGAAACCCGTCAAGACTGGAGACTGCCTGGAGTACGGTTGACAATAACCTGCTGTCGAGAGCGAAAGAAAGCGCAAGAATTCTTTGGATCGGTACAAGATGGTCTTTGAATGACCCGATTGGCAGACGTAAGCGGGCATTGGAGTCGGACGAGAAGTTTAAGACGAGAATGTACAAGGATATTTCGATTCCGGCACTGGATGAAAATGACGAGTCCAATTTTGATTACAAATACGGGGTCGGGTTCTCTACGATTTACTATCAACAAAGACGGGCATCGTTTGAAGCCAATAACGATGAGGCTTCCTGGATGGCGCAATATCAAAATACTCCGATTGAAAGAGACGGGGCGGTATTTACCCCTGATACGATGCGGTACTATAACGGACAACTGCCGGATGAAGATCCGGTTCGGATATGGGCGGTGTGTGACCCTGCATTTGGTGGCGGTGACTTTGTTGCAATGCCGATTATTTACACCTATAACCGCTTGGATCATTATGTGGTGGATGTTGTGTTCAATAAGGGCGATAAGTCGGTTACTCAGCCTTTGATTGCCAAGAAGCTGTCGAAATACGGTGTTTCTACACTGGATTTGGAAGTTACCAAGACAACAAGACCGTATGCGGACGGGATTGAGAAGGAAGCATCTAAACTTGGGTATCACTGCACGATTACAACTCATTCTGCGCCTGTTAATACGGCAAAAGAGTATCGGATATACGATAAGGCTCCTGATATACGGCAGTATTTCATCTTCAGGGATGCCGGACATCGGACGAAGGAGTATTCCATGTTCATGCAGAATATCTTCTCGTTTACGGTCGAGGGCAGGAATGACCACGATGATGCGCCGGATGCGATGTCGATGGCTGCGGACAGACTGTTCAAACATGGCAGTGCGAAGATTGAAATTATGACAAGACCGTTCTGATTTTGCTCAATTTTTTCAATTGTCAAAAATACTTGGATTTCCTAATATTTGATTGAAAAGGGGGTATTTATGTCCGAAGAAAACACAAACACTTCCAATACGCAAGAGGAAACGGTTGCAACTGCGGAAAATGTTCCTGCGCCCGTTGTTCCTGTGGCTAAATACCCGACTACTCTCAGCGAGATCGGTACTTTTCTCGGAAGGGAAAAGGTTGTTACGACTACGAGGTTTATCGACGAGACGAATATCTGCAAGGTACTCGCCAAAGCGATTCCGGTATACGAGCGGAACGTGAACGATATTACGTTCCTGTACAACTACTACCGTGGACTTCAGCCGATTCTCAACCGCACCAAACAGATAAGACCTGATATCTGCAATAAGATCGTCGAGAACCATGCCGAAGAAATCGTGTCCTTCTACACGGGATACGTATACGGAGACTCGATTATATATGCGGGCAGGTCGGAAGAAGACTGCTCGGAAGAGATTCAGAGCCTGAATGCATGGAATGCGGAAAACGATGCGGATGCACAGAACATCACGCTTGGAGAGTGGCTTAATATCTGCGGTGTTGCCTACAAAATGGCAGTTCCTCGCAGAGATTCGATTGCGGACGATACTTTTATCACATCACCGTATATCACCACGGTATTAGACCCTAGAGAGGCTTGTGTCGTGTATTACAACGGCATCCAGGAGATTCCTGTCTTGGGATTCAAAGTCATCGACACACGGGATTCCGATGTGCTTTATAACAAACTGTATTGTTGCTATACGGAAAACGGGTATTACGAGATCCCCGATACGGAAATCTTGTCCGGGAAGACACCGACACGGAAGCCAAATCCGATAGGACGTGTGCCGATTGTAGAATATCCCGCCAATATTGCTCGGCGGGGAAGGCTAGAGCCAGTCATCCCGATTATGGATGCACTTAACATATTGGCTTCGAACCGTTTGGACGGTGTCGAGCAGTTTATCCAGTCGATATTGCTGTTCAGGAATGTCGATGTGGACAGCACAGATGTAGACAGACTTAACGCAATGGGAGCGATCAAGTACAGAGATGTCGATCCGCAGACCCCTGGCGAAGTCAGATACATCACAGCGGAACTCAATCAGGAAGGAGCGCAGACGTTAAAGGACGATCTGTACCAAAGCCTGTTGATTATAACGGGCATGCCGAACCGCAACGGCGGTAATTCGACATCCGATACAGGAACAGCGGTCATATACCGAGATGGATTCTTCGCTGCCGAAACAAAGGCGAAGGCGGCTGAGAAATTCTATATCCGCTCGGAGAAAGAACTGCTGAAGGTTATTCTGCGGATTGTAGGAGCGGTCAGAGGATTCAACCTGCATCTTGCGAATATCGATATCAAGTTTACTCGGAAGAACTACGAGAATACGCTTGTTAAGTCTCAGGTACTTACCACAATGCTGAACAACGAGAAGATTGCGCCTCGACTTGCATTTGTGTATAGCGGAATGTTCTCAGATCCGGAGGCAGCTTGGAAGGAATCGATGGATTACTTCGATTCCCACGTAGATGAAGAAACGGAGGTTTCCAATGGCGAAGATAACGCTTCAGCCGGAGACAGTGCAGGTAATCGAGCAGGTACTGAACAAGGGATATCTAGCGGAAGTCAAAATTGAAAAGGGGAAACCCGAGGTCATCGAGATAAGGCGCAAGAAGGTTACAAACACAACTGAATAAGAGCCTTTGAAGAGCAAAGGTTAATCCAAAGGGATTGCAATAAAGCATACAGAGAGATGCTTTGCAATCCCTTTTTGCTTAAAGGAGCGGAGAATTATGCGACTTGCCACTATCGACCAAATACACGTTCTTTCCAGACGGCTGATGTCCGAAACAGACGGACTGCCGAAGGAAGAGAAGAAACAGAAGATATGCGATGCAGTCCTGGATCTTCTCATCATGGCATACGTGTTCGGATGCGACAGAGTTGTCGAAGGACTGCCGGAAGAACAGACAGTGTTGCTGTCTCAGACAGACTTCGAACCTGAAGGAACGAATATCAATCAGCAGGAACTGTACGAGGTTATCTATAAGCCGATAGCGGGAGAAACATTCGAACAACGGATACGAAGGCGCATAGACGAGGAAACGTTAGACGAAGATACGCTGAATCGGATTATGGAGACGGACTATCACAGGGTCGAAGAAACAGGCGCAGATTATACGGCAAGGACAGTATCCACGAAGTTAGGCATGAATGCCTACAAGAAGTGGCAAACGATGGAGGATGACCGAGTGCGGGATACACACTGGTACATCCAAGACATAGAAGTACCGCTGTCGGAACGGTTCTATACGTTCGACGGTGATTCCGCAATGTATCCTGGAGATTTCCAAAACGCAGACAATAACGTGAATTGTCGCTGTTGGCTCTCCTACACATTCAGGTAGAAACGGGATTGTTACCCGTCAGATACAGGCAGAGAAGCCTTATAAAACGCAACATGGTGCAGAGAAGCCACCTAAAAAAACGCAGGAGATAACTAATGAGTTTTCTAACAGAATTGCTCGGAGATGCTTTCAAGGAAGGCATGTCTGAGGACGAACTTTCCAAGGCTTTAGAAAAGGTTCTCAAAGCCAAAGAAAAACAGACGGAAGCGGATGTCACAAAGCTGAAGAACGCATTCAACAAAGCATCTTCTGAAGTCGCAGAGTACAAGCACAAATTGCAGGAACATCTGTCGGACGAAGAGAAGAAGGCAAACGAACAGGCAGAGTTGCTTGAAAAACTCCAGGCTGAGAACGCTGAATTCAAGAAGTCCAGTGAGATCGCCAAGAGTACCGCAGAATTTGCCAAACTCGGATACGATGATGAACTTGCAACGAAGACTGCACAGGCTCTGTATGACGGAGACATGGCAACAGTATTCGCCAATCAGAAGACATTCCTTGAATCGAGAGAGCGTGAGATCCGAGCAGGAGTCATGAAAGAGACA